GTCAGCTCCACGTACAAAAACCATTACTTGTACTGGAGCAGCTACAATAGGAGATGTCTGTTGTGTAAAAACACGAAGAGTAATATTCCCATTATCCAATTCAGGATCGCGCACATAAGATGGTGCTGATGAAAAATATTCTGTCTGCAAAGTAGTTGCAGTTTTAAGCCATGGTAATGCTTGCATATAAGGGACTCTTACTTCAACGTCAGTACAAGATGTAATATCTACAATTTTTGTAAATGCTACAGTACTAGAAGTTAAAGCAGTTGTATTATTAGCAATATCACCTTCAGGATCCCAAGTAATTCTTACTCTACCACTATGATATTTAGAACAAATAAATTTGAAGCGGAAAATAATATCACCTCTCCAATATTGAAACATATGTTGAATATGTGCCATAGGGGCAGCATTTCTCCATACACCATTTGCTCTAATCATCTCTGGCATAACTCTTGCTCCAAATAAATGTGTATTTGGTGCATATATAGATAACCAATCAAAAGTAGTCAAATAAGATTCCTTTTGACAAATATGAGAAATCATCAATTCATCAGTCGGTGGTAAACCAACAATACGTGGATCAATTGATAACTCATTCTTTGGATCTAACACTAATTTCTCAGTAGGACCAGCTATTTCAGAACTGGCTAAACCAGGAAATGGAGTATTCTTAAATGGCATAGTATCAGATATAACAGGAACTTTAGTAAAACCAAACCATGCAGCAATATCTGATACTGTACCAGCAATTGCTGCAGAAGCTCGCATATATCTGCCAATAATAGGCGCATTGGACAATGCTGAAGCAACTTTAGCAATAGCTGAAGCAGGAGCTGAAATTGGTCCATTATAGGAATATTCATCTCTACTTTGAATAGCAAGTCCAACAGTAGGAGCTGTAATTTTAACATCTTCAGCCCAAGCGTAAATTTGTATAGATACACCAGTACCTGCAACACCATTTGCTGATTGCAGGGAAACAATCTCACGTAATGTGAGAGTACCCATACCATCAAACGAATTAGCATCAACAATACGCATATAATCCTTTTCATAAAAGAAAGGTAAAGTAAGTTCACCTCCTTCATTTGTTTGAGGATAAATATACAAATGTTCACGCTGTGACAAAGGCATAAGATCATCATCATAAGTAGCAACATTAGCTAAAGTTGATGGTGTAAATCCTGGATTAGGTAAATATGAAGCGATTGCACATCCATAATAAAATGGGGAAGCATTAATCATTATCTTCAATTTCAAATTACCAGCAAATAGAGAATAATTATCTATCTTCTTTCTAATGCGTAAATCATCAAAATATAATTTCCATGGGAAAATATTTAGATTGAATGGTACAGCTTCAGTCCACGTAGTGGATAAAATAAGAACAGGTCTACTTAAATAAGTAGCTAATTCTACACCAGGTGTATAATCAGTATTCTCTATAATAGCTTTTACTCCTTCAGAAGTAACAACTTCTTCATCATCAAAAGCAATGATGTCATCAGATTGAATTTTTATGGTAGTTTCTTCTACCCCAGGGAACATACCCTGGTCTTTTGAGTGTTCTTGTACACTCATACATTGATTTCTTACATGGGAAATCAAACCTATTAAATTTGTAGCAATATATTTTATGATGAAATGGAGTATCAATCCAGATCAAAAGGATTAGTTTGAACACTTACCAGGTGTATAAGACATAATGTTTTCTGAGTCGTCAAATTAACTCTGTTGTATTCTATATTTATAGAGTGAGAATACTAACTCTTGATGCATCTATTCAGATGCATCCCAGAAAGATTTATACAAATCCTCCCATGTAGGTAACATAGAAGCATCAGCATAAGGTTCTAATCCATTATCATGGATTAATTTAATAAACATCTTTCTCTTCAATCTAAAAGTTAATTTTCCATACCAGAAATACTCTCTAAGAGCAGTTCCCATGGCATTAACTGATTGAAATTCAGGAGTCTCACTTTTACTCCTTACATATATCATTAACATCTTCTCAATAGAATCATGTTCAAGTGGAGCAACTATTGCACCTATATCTTCATCTAAACGAAATCTCCTTTTAAGAAAAGAAACTTCATTAACATGGATAAAAGGAATAGATGGTGCCTCTTTATCAGCCATTGTATATGTAATACCAACATTAGCCAATACTCCTTGTACAGAAGTATGATTAAACCATTTATGGGTATCACTAACTCCTAACATATTATCATCACCATATGTAAACAAAGCAACGAATTTCTTGAAATCATCACAAGATCCATTACCTAATTCACAATAACAATATCGCATATATAAACTATTTGCGATACCATTAATAATGACTGTTAATGCATGACCAGATGGATTAGATCCTGCAAATTGAATTAATTCTCCATTAAAATCAACAGTAGGAAAAGATATATCATAAATAATACCTTGAACAACTAATAAATCTTCACTAGTATAACCAGCGAGTTTACATAAATTATACATAACTTCACCAGCTGCTAAAAGAATACAACCTGGCATATTTTTATCAAACTTTGCATAATCACCAGCAAATAGATTACTATCACCAAATTGCACCATATGATCATAAATTTCTTGCCATTCAGTACTTTGACATACTGTTCCAGGACCAGATTCAAATAATATTCTATTATTTTGCACCAACCTAGAAAAAGACAACAAATATTTCCTTTGTACAAAAGTAAATTCTGCTGGAGCACCCATAAAAACACGAGTTTTTCCAGCAATAGCTTTCTTAAAAGTTACAGGTTCATCTTTCAAACTAGCATTAAAAATTGGTACATATTGAGTACCATCTTTATACTTAGAAATACAATCACGAACACGCTCCATAACTTCTTCTGTAAATTCTACAGGATCTAAATTATCACCACGAGGATCAATAGGATAAATATACTTCCTTTTACTAGTTTTCCAAGGATTACCCATACTGGTATTCCTTTTCATTTTATCAATATATGAAACACCAGCAGCTCCGTTCATAGCAGTAAAATCATCCAAAATATGTAACAATTTCAAATCTTCAGATGATAATCCCTCACTCAAATCCTTTGTAAATGATTTAACACATTTATCTAAAACACTTTGTTTAATTTGGGTAACAGGAGATACCATATCAACCATAGCTTTACGCCATGGTAACCAACCCTTCAATTCAGGTTGTGTATATCTAGTGGTATAACCCAATTTCATATACTCAGAATTCAATAAAGATTTCTCTACAGAACTTTTATGCGCTGGTCTGAAACCTTTAAATGATCCAAATATCTTTCCTACACCACTCTCAATAAAACTGACAGTAGATTTAGGATGAAGTGGACCAAATTCTCTATGAGCTGATAAACTAGAAATAACTGGTTCACCACTCTGTACAATAGGTTTTCCACCTTCTAGATAATAAGCAATTTGCTTTTGATCTACAGGTGTACAACCTATCATACCTTTACTACCTAAAATATGCATACCAACAATAACAGGACCTAATTCAGAATTAATAACCAACATAGAACCACAATCTCCACTGATAGTATCAGTGGTTACTGAGCCTTTCCAAATTGGCAATTTTCCAATAGGTGTGTCAAAATCATCTATTCTTACTAAAGCTTTTACAGGACGGTGTTCAACAGAACCATCGTCTTGTCTTATCAAATAAGAACCATTATGTTTCCCTACTAAAGGATTTAATGGAAAAAATTTGATAATATTCTTTTTAGGAATCATACTTGTTAATACAACAATAGCAACATCATTTTGTGGAAAACGACGAATTTGATCTTGTGTTATTAACATAGTCATATTCAAATTAACTCCAACACTAGATGATTGTATAACATCTAATTGAAATGAATCACGTAAAGGCAAACCATGATTATTAACCATATAAGTTTGACCTCCTAAACATATAGCTCTATTAGGACGAGTAGTGGTCATATAATTCTCAGTAAAATGTGATTTAAAAATAACACAATTATCAGAAAATATATTTAAATTTTCCTCAAATTTATTATTATTATAAGACACTGATGGTCGAGATATATGATGAGTTGATAACTCTTCTTCTTTGCGATACCAAACGTTATCACGTTCATTAGGCAAAGGAATAGGAGCTGTGCCACTATCATTAGTGACTACACACTCCTTAACAATTTTACTTGGAGCATTTCCTTGTATAACAACAGGGGAAGCAAACCAAAAATTATATTGCTTTATGGCAACAGCAATAAATGTTCCAAATGTAGCAGCATAAAATAAAAATGATGCTATTTGTGGATTATTACATAATGAATTACCAATACGGTTTCCCATACATTTAAAAATAACTCTCAATGTACGTAATTCACCAAAGAAACGCCATCCTAGTCTAATTTTCCAATTAGAACCAAAGAAAAATTCTAACATAATACCAATTAATGCATATTCACTGTAATATAAAATTTGAGAAAATATCCATAATTTAAGACAATAAAATTTACTTTCTTCATTGTAAATTTCATTATCCCTTTCATCAATGGTCAAATCACCATTTGTAAAATGAACATAAGATTTCAAATAAATACAATCATGAGCAACCTTATTCATACATTTCAAACAAAAATATCCATGCATTTTCTCAAGGGTTTGATCCCAAGTTTCATGAATATTCTCTCGAAATTTACAAAATTTACGTGTAATATCAGATTGAAGATTAATAGCTCTCGCTTTCTCCAACATAATATCTATCTGATCACGTTTAGAATCACATTCACAAATAGCTAATGGTTGAATACAAGTATCACAAAATAAATTGACACCTGTATTATCCATAAAAAGACCTTTATCACAAGTGCATTCATGTTCACTACATGAACATTTAACACAATGTCTAGGAATACACATACATTTCTGTATACATTTCCTACAACGTTTACACATTTTAACAGAAAACATGCTAACATTAGCAGACATAGTTCTTTCTTGAGTATCTTTATGCAAAGCTGCTTCTTCAAGATACCAATCAATAAGATCATGAATATTATCAAAAGTATGAATAACCTTAAATTCAGCTCTACGTAAATTCTCATCACCAACACCTACAACTTTTTTGACAATAAATTTCCAAAAATCTGGGAATTCACCATCTTGTATAGGTGGCAGTTTGCTAGAATCTAACATACCATTTCTATTATATTCGTCACGAGGAATAACTTGTATAACATGTGGTAAACGTCTACTAACAGCTAAAGGACAACTAAAATATGATGCAACATTTAAATGTTCAGTATTAGAAGTAGCAATAACTAATTCAGACAAAAAAGGAGTTTTTCCTTTATCAGCCAAATCAGCTTGAACAGGAACAAAAGATACATTATTATGAATTTGAATCAATTCCATTAATGTAGGATCTGGTACTCCACCATTAGGTTTTAAAAAACCTATATCATCTAAAACTGTACACCATTGTGTAGAATTAAAACCAGACCAAAAAGGATTGGCTGGATTACGTGTATACATAAATTCAGGTTCAACTTTTTTATCAAAAGTCTTTCCATAAGCAGCAAATAAAGCATTTTTAAGAGATGATTTACCTACTGAAGAAGCTCCAAATAGTAAAACACAAAAAGGTGCTTTTCTATCCTTAAGAGCTTCTCTTTTAGTTAATTCAGTAGCTTTAATAAAAAGTAAATCATTAACTAAAGAAGCAACAGTTTTCTTTTCAAAAGGTGTCATATTAACACCAAATTTTTTAATAGCTTCACCCTTCTCAATGCTATCAAATAAATCAGAAAGAAATTTAAATTTATCAATACCATGAGGTTCAGGATTACTTAAAAATTGAGCATCACGTTTCAATACTTCACATTTAGAATACCATTCTTGATATTCAGATCCGCTGTGAAATATAGGATCTAATGTACCAGTTCTCATACACTGGATACCTTGTCTACATAAAAAGACAGTTGTATCCAAAATAGTATGAATAAAATCTGGACCCATAAAATACTTACGTC